ACCAACAAAAGCCAGCGGCAAGCCCTGGGCTGCTTAATTAAGAGCCCCTGCAGCTAGGCCAAGTGACATGTTTGGTCTAGCTAATATAACTTAAAGACTCATTCAGAATGGCCTGACCCTACTTAAATGACTACTAGGCGCGAACAAATTCTGGCTCAAATCGCCACAACCCTGGCCAGTACTGCTGGCGTTAGTGGGAGGGTGTACAGGTCAAGAGTGACAGCGGCTGCAAGGGCTGAGACTCCAATGATCGTCATCGAGCCAGTGAATGACGTTGCGCAGCAGCAAACATCACTACCAAAGCTTGACTGGACAATGCGCGTAAGGGTCGTCGTGATTACTCGATCCACGACTCCCTATACGGATGCTGATTCAGTGATTGAATCCATGCACTCGAAACTTATGGCTGATTTGACTGTTGGAGGATACGCGATTGATGTGCAGCCCGTACTAACAAGCTTTGAGTTTCTCGATGCAGATCAACCTGCTGGGGTGTTTTCCAATGAGTACGACGTTAAATACAGGACATCAGTAGCAGACCTTACTGTCTACTAAGGTTTAAGCAGTCGCAAGGATTACGATGAAAGACGAGTACAGCGGTCAAGGTGGGTCGTATTTAATCGATCCAGAAACCGGAAAACGCACTCTGATCAAGCGAACACTTCCCGCCGACCCCCCACAAGAAAATGGCACCACTTCTTCTACGGAAACGACTAATCCTGGTGGAACTAGAGTCCAGCTACGGAGTCGATCCGACTCCAACCGGAACCGACGCGGTTTTGGTGAGGGACTTGAACATCACTCCACAGCAGAGTGATGTCGTTAATCGCGATCTGATCCGTCCTTATTTGGGCGCTTCTGAGCAGCTGCTTGCCAACACTCGCGTTGAGTGTACTTTTAGTGTTGAGCTTGCTGGCTCTGGCACTGCTGGCACTGCTCCGCAGTACGGCAAGGCACTGCAGGCTTGCGGCCTTAGTGAAACTGTTGCTGCTGGTACGTCAGTAACGTATGCGCCAGTTAGCTCATCATTCAGTTCAGTCACTATCCACTACAACATTGATGGTGTTCGCCACAAAGTGACTGGTGCCAGAGGAACATTTACTCTGAACACCTCTGTGGGCGAGATTCCCTCCATCGATTTCACGATGACGGGTATCTACAACGCTCCTGATGATTCAGCACTGCCGAGCGTTACTTACGCAAACCAGGCAACACCGCTGATCTTCAAGAACGGCAACACAGACACCTTCTCCTTGCTTTCTTACTCTGGCTGCTTGCAGTCGTTGAGCATGGACATCGGCAACACGGTCGTGTATCGCGAGTTGATTGGCTGCGACAAGGAAGTGATCATTACTGATCGCAACGCAAGCGGTTCTGTGAGTATTGAAATGATTTCAATCGCTACGAAGGACTACTTCACCGCTGCATTGACTGACAGCACGCTGGGTAACTTGACGTTCCAGCACGGCACCACGGCTGGAAACATTGTTGATTTTGCTAGCACCCAAGTCGATATTGGAGACGTGAGCTACGGGGATCAAGACGGCATTGCGATGCTGAACATCCCATACACCGCGATTCCATCAACAGCGGGCAATGACGAGTTCAGTTTGGTGTACACTTGATTTGAGGGAGCCAAGCCCTCTGGAGAAAAGCGCAATGGCCGTGTTGGAGAGCACGGCCTTTTTTATTGCTGTAAGCTAATTGCAGTTAAATTCACTCAATGGCATTCGTTCGGAAAAAGGTCAAAACTTTTAAGTGGCCTGTAACCGTGGAAGAGCCTGCTGATGGCGGAGTCTTTGATGAATCCACTTTTGACGCAGTGTTCAAACGCGTACCACGTTCTGAGTTCCAGAAGCTTGCAGACAAGGGTGATCATGACTTGCTCAAAGCAGTCATGACCGGATGGGAGGGAATTGAAGACGAAGACGGCAAACCGTTGCCGTTCTCCCAGGTAGCAATGAAAGAATTTGCCGATGATCCGTATTGGATTCGTGGTGTCTTGAAGGCATACACCGAAACTTTTGAAGGCGCAAAACTGGGAAACTAAAAGATGCCGTCAAGTATTGGGCGAATGGCGGCAAAAGGATAGAGGACAAAAGTAGTGATGACGCAGCGGCATTTGGATTGAAGCCGCAGCGTCAAGCCGCTCCTGAAGAGGAGCACTTTGAGGTGTGGGAAGAGAATTGGGATACGTTGATGATGTTCCTGCGAATGCAGACGCAGTGGACTGTAACGATGGGAGGTTACGTTGGATTGAAATATGAGGTGTTGTTAGGTGCGTCAGGACTGATGTCCCTTTATGATGTAGAGAATCCCCGTGAGATGCTGGAGAGCCTTCAAGTAATGGAAGCTGCTGCACTCTCTGAGCTGAACAAAAAAGATGGCAAGTAAGACTGTTCAACCGATAGCCATTGAGCTCGGCATTAAGGGCGGCGAAAGACTTGCGGCGCTAAATAGATCATTCCGGGATTTATCAAAACAGACAAAGCTTTCTGATAAAGATATTGTTCAGGCGACTAAAGATATTGCTAAGTTTGCAAAAGAAGTTGGTAATAGTGAAGCGACAATAAAAGGTCAGATCAAAGCGTTTGAAGGCTTGCGCGAACAGGCCGCTATGGGCGGCAAGGTTTATCGCGAGCTTGGTGCAAGTATCGGCAATCTTAAGTCAACCCTTAGAGGCTCCACTGATGAGCTAGAGCAGCAAAGGGCTGGATTTGTCAAAACAGGTAATGCTGCCAAGTCTTCTGCTGCTGATATTAAAGCCGTAATTTCGCAACTTGAAGTTTTAAAAGGCAGAGCCAGGCCAGGGTCTTCAGCCTTTGCTCAAATTGCAAAAGATATTGATGCTTTGCAGGGTCGATTAAAGGAAGTCAACATAGAAGTCAAGAAATTTAATGCTGGCTTTGAGACTTCTCAGCGCCCTGCGATGAATCTTGAAAAAATTCAGCGACAGATTGGTCGATTATCCGAGGGGATGAAAACCCTTAATTTTACGAGCAATGAATACCTTCAAACTCAGACGAGAATTGCTTTGCTTGGCCAAGTCCAGAGTCGCTCCGTGGGGAGGCAGCAAGTAAGGGCAAACGCCGAAATGTTTAGTAGTGCTGCATTTCAAAATTTCGCGCAGGGACCAGCTGGAAAACTTGGCCTGCCAAATACAGCAGCAGCTTTAAATCTTGAGATTTCTGAGCTTCAGGCTCAATTAGCCAATACAACTCCAGGGGAATCTTATAAAAGAATTACCCAAGAAATAGCTTCAAAGCAGGCAGACCTGAACACAATACTTAACAGTACGGCTGACGCTTACGACAGGGTTGCGGCTGCTCAGTCTGCGTCAACTCGTAGAGCGCAAAAAATCGCAGACCAGCAAGAATATGCGCGTAGTTCAGGTCTTGCCCCTGGGGCTGGAGGCTATCGGGATCCACAAACCGGCGCAATTATTGCAAGAGGGCGCGGCAGCATTGCGAGCAGAAGAGCTTATAGGCAAAGAGGGCAAGCATTCTTGGATTCGATAAACCAAGAAGCTCAAGGGTTGCGGCAAACTTTAGCTCTGCCTGCTGCAGGCGGGACAACATCAACTGGTCCTGGTATGGCCAGACGGATAGGTGTTGGGAGGGAAGTGGTTAGGGGCGCCCCAGCTGTAGACGTGACATCTCCCGCTGTAGGGCTGAGCGAGCCAATCAAAAAGCAAGCAAATGCGCTAAGAGAAGCTGCCACTGCATATAAGCCATACAACGCAGAGATCAGGAAAGCTAAAGCCGCAAACAATGGAAGTATTTCTGGAATAAATAACCTTAGAGCCGCTTTGGAAAGAAAGCGCAACGAGCTGCCTACGACCACGGCTGCATTTAAGCGTTTAACCCAGCAGATTGAAAGCCTGGACAGGCAGGCGGAAAAAGCTAGTAAGCGCATGAGCCGCCGCAAATTCTCCCCCGGCAAAGCAGCCCAGGTTGCTGGTGCAACGATTTCAGGCGGAATCTTTGGTGGTCCTGAAGGATTTCTTGGTGGCGCAATTGGTGGCGCGGTTGGTGGTGTTGGCGGGTCTTTTGCTGGTGCTGCACTTGGCGCTCAGGTAGGCCAGCTCAGACAGCAACTTGGTGGGTTTGCTGACTATGCAGCGAGTATTACGAGACTGAAGATCGCCCTAGAAGGGATTACGGAGGTGCAAGGCGATGCGATTGCAAGTCAAGGAAACTATGCAAGAGCCGTAGCCGCTGCCGCCAATGTCACGAAGGAATTAAATGTTCCACAAGAAGTCGCTATCAAGGGAATCACTCGACTTACTGCAGCAGTAAAAGGCGCTGGTGGCGGTGTTGCTGATGCAGAGCTTGCTTTTAAAAATATCACTGCTGCTATTACGGCCACTGGCGGTGGGGCAGAACAAGTTGAAGGAGCCGTAACTGCACTCGTACAAATTTTCTCGAAGGGCAAGGTCAGTGCAGAAGAGATCAACCAGATTGCAGAAAGATTGCCCGGTACGTTCAACAAGATTGCTGAGGCATCAGGCAGGACCGGGCCAGAACTGACAAAAGCCTTGCAAAGTGGCGAGGTTGGCCTGAACGACCTGATGAAGTTCTTGGTTCAATTAGGCGGTGAATACGGCGAATTGGCTGAAAAGATCGCGGGGTCTTCCGAGTCCGCTGGAGCAAGATTAACAGTCGCATATAACAATATGCGGATTGAGATAGGTAAAGCTCTTCAGCCGATTGGTGCTGAGTTTCAAGAGGCATTTTTGGAATTTATTACTGACATTGGTCCGGGCTTGGTCAAGACAGCCAAGGCTGTTGGGGAAGGTATGCAGTTTATTCTTAGGAATAGAGAGGCAATCGGTACGGCAGCTGCACTTGCCGCAAAATTAGTCTTAGTATCCAAGGCAATGAAGTTGATCGCAGGTCTTAAGCTTGCGACTATTGCCTCTTTAGTAGGAACCGGAACTGCCGCAAAAATTACTGGAGACGTTTCTGGAATTGCAGCAGGCAAGGTTGCCTTGCTGGGTAAAGCATTAGGGAGTCTTGCTGCTATCGGCATTGTTACTGTTGGCGTTAATTATGTAGTCAACGGCATTGGCTCTGGGAAAAAACAAGAAAATTTGCTGCAAGGTCTTGAGTCAGGCGAGTTTGATAACACTCTTCAGAATCTTCCCTATGATCAAGCTCAAGCTGCTTTGAGAGCAGAAGAGCAAAATCTTACACAGCTTCTAGCGAAAAGAGATAAGCAGCGTCAAGAGATAAAAGATCTCGGCGGACTCGCCGGTATCCCAGGGATTGGCCCAATGATGGTTGGGGCAAAAAGAGGCAGGCTAAATGAAACTTTACTGGAGATTCAAAAATCTCAAAGAATTTTAAGCTCAAAGACTGTGGCACCGCCAAAAAGAGAACCTCTAACCGTATATGACGATCCTACCGGCACTGATACCGGCGGCGGCGGCGGCGGCAAAGGTAGTGCGGATCAAACGCTTTCGCGATTGATTAGCTTGCAGAACGAATACGATTCAATTCTCCGATCAAGCCCATTATTAGAAATTCAAAGATTTCAACTTGCTAATTCACTGGCCCTAGTCCGAGCGCAAGAGGATAACAACGCAGAACTCGTAAATACGATAAAAAACAATGAAATAAACCTTGATTTTGCGGATCAAGAGCTGCGAATAAGAAATCAATACATAGACGCTATGAATGCTGCGAATAGCATAGAAAATCCACAGGAGAGGCTTTTAAAAGAGAGGATTGCAGGGGAAAAGCAAGCTTTTGAGCTTGAGAAGCTTGTAATTTCAGCCAATGGCCGTAAACTTGATCTTACGCAAGAAACTGCTATAGCTGCAGAAAGAATTGCCAAAGCTTCTGAAGACGAGCTTTTCAACCTACGCGATCAGCTTGGGCTGGTCGGCAAGCAGGAAAGGATCGATAGATTCAGGCAGTCAAGAATAGACGCAAGGGATCCAAACGCTGAACAGCAAGCTGACTTGTTCCGCCAAACAATAGACCCAACACTTGCTGAGGGATTAACACAAAACATTGCCAAGCTGAAGAAAGATTTAGCTGAACTGGTTAATCCAATCAATCAAGTAACAGGCGCCGCAACAGCTATTGGTACTGCGTTCTCCGATTCGTTCAAAAGTGTTCTTGATGGCACTTCTACTACTCAGGAAGCACTGGCTGGATTCTTTAAGAATATCGCCAGTTACTTCCTTGATATGGCAGCGCAGATCATCCAGAAGATGATCACGATGTATATCTTGAACAAGGTTGTTAGGTTGCTGCCTGGCAGTGGCTCAGCTCCTAGCTTCCAGAGTGGATTGGACTCAGGATTGCCGCTTTTTGGGGACTACAGCGGCCTCTCAGGCACTCCATTCGCAAAGGGCGGAGTATTCGCCCAAAACAAGATCGTGCCTTATGCCAAAGGTGGCATCGTTGACAAGCCCACGATGTTTGCTTACGCCAACGGGGGCACTGGCCGCTTTGGACTTATGGGTGAGGCTGGCCCAGAAGCGATCATGCCGCTCAGTCGTGGATCTGACGGTAAGCTCGGTGTTCAGGCTTCTGGTGGTGTTGGTAACGTGGTTGTAAACGTTGACGCATCAGGAACAAAAGCCGAAGGCGACGGCCAAGGCGCAAAACAGCTTGGCTCTGCAATTGGTGCAGCCGTTCAAGCTGAACTGATCAAACAGAAACGACCCGGAGGGCTTCTCTCAAGTTAATGGCAACTTTTGACGAAACAACGGTCGGCGCTGATGTGTGCCCAGACTTCCCGGCTTCAAAGGCTTCAAAGCCTAAGGTAAGGTCAGCAAAGTTTGGCAGCGGATACGAGCAGAGAACTACTTTTGGAATCAACCAAAACCCTAAGAAGTGGAACCTAGAGTGGGCCAACAGGACTACTGCTGATGTTGCAGCTATCGAAGCATTCTTTGATGCAAGGGCTGGAGCAGAGCCTTTTGATTGGACGCCGCCTGATGGCACAACCTCTTACAAATGGGTGTGCAAGGAATGGGACAAGGCGATGACAATACCTGCTTATGCCACGGTTACCGCCACCTTTGAACAGGTATTTGAGGCATGAGCACCCCACAATCAATACAGGAGCAGCTCCAATCCCTTGAGCCGTCTGCCATCATTGAGTTATTTCAACTGCAATTGACAGCTGCAGTCAATGGCATCGATACAACTTTTTTCTATCACGCCGGAACGAATGAGCTTGGGGGTGATGTGGTCTTCAACGGCCTAACTTATCAGGCTGTGCCGGTAGAGGTTGAAGGCTTTGATGTGACGAGCAAAGGCGCAATCCCTCGACCTAGCTTCAAGATCGCAAACGTCAACAGCTCAATTTCAGCATTGTTGGCGCTTTACAACCCGTTGCAGGCAAAGGTCACGCGGATCAGGACATGCAAGAAATTCCTTGATGCTGTCAATTTCTCAGCAGGCAATGCAACGGCAGATCCTACGGCAAAATTTGAAGATGAAGTTTGGTATATCGATCGAGTGGCAAGCGAAAACCCTGAATTAGTTG